CACCAGTTCGCAACGACTGCAGCTCCAGTGCCAGCAGCTGCTGCTTGTAGGTCAGCTCCTGCTGCAGGCCTTGGGCGGTGATGGCATTGAGGGCTTGCTGGGCTTTGGCTTTGAGGTTGATGTCTGCCATCGGATCAGTCAGCCCCGGCTTGCTGGACAAATCACCGGCTAGATCTGACGCAGCGTTGGTGTTGACCTTCACCTCCAATGGTCTGGCATTCTGGAGTTCTTCCCGCAGTTTCCTGATCGGTTCGTATTCCTTGTCCAGAAACTTACCAATGCCACCTGCTGAAACAATATCTCGCGCAAACTGCAAAGGGTTCACAAGAGCACGCGCCGCCAGCTCGCCATTCTTGGCTTGTTGCGCACCAATTAGCTTAAGAGTCATAACAACTTTTCGGGCAAAAAACTCAGCAGATACAAACCCTTGAATCAGTGTTTTGCTGTCAACCTTGGCAAGGATGTTGTTAATTGTTCGCAGAGCATTGGCAACATTCTCAACAAGCAGGCGCCCCCACTCGCGCACCGCTGCGGCAATGGCACTGATCAGGCCTGGATTGCTTTCCAAGGACTTGGCAAACCGCTGAGCTTCTGTCGTCAGCGGCTTGAACAGATCCTCAATGTCTTTAAGGCTTGGGAATGCCTGCTCAAGGATCCTGTTGATGACATTAAACGCTGCCGACAATGCCGGGGCGATTGCTGTGGCAAACCCACCGAAGATTTGCCCGAGGTTGTCGCCGATGTTGTTGAAAGCCACATCCACTGCCTTGCCTGCCTGCTGCAGTGACGACATGTCGCCAGTGGCCAGAACCAGCGCCTTATTGAAGTCCTCGACGCTGATTTGGCCTTTGGACATGGCATCACGCAAGGCTTCGCCGCTCTTGCCGGTGACGGTGGCCAGCTCATCAGTCAAATCAACACCAGCCTCCAGCAGCTGCAGGTTCTCTTCACCTTGTAACCTGCCCTTGGCATAGACCTGCGCATAGATCAAGGCCAACCGCTCCAAGGGCTGCCCGGACTGCGCTGCCAGGGCGCCGACGCGGTTGATGGTGCCCTGCAGCCTGTCGGCATTGACGCCAACCGCCAGAAACTGCTGGGCAGCGGTCAGGATGTTCTCGTTCTTGAATGGTGTGGTCTTGCTCAGCGTGAACAGATCCTGCCGGAGCTGTTGCGCTGCCTGGGCTGAACCGGTCAGGCCGGTGAACGCAGCGTTCAGCTTCTGGATCTGCCCGGCGGTTTGAACTGCAGCGGTCCCGATGCCAATGACGGCAGCACCGACAGCAGCAGCCGTGAGCGCTGCAGGGTTTAGGCCGAGGGCTGCTAAAAGACCGCCACCAGCACCACCGCCGCCCTCACCCGCCAACTTGTTAATTGACGTGCCAGCTCGGCCGGCAGATGCCGCAAGCCGATCCAGGCCCGCTGCCTGCAGCTCAGCGACGGTGACAAACTGACCGGTGACCTTGCGTGCCCGGCCGTTGACGTCGATGAAGTATTCGAGGCCATTGGCTGCCTTCTGAATTGGCTTACCGCTTCTGGTGAATGCCTGCTCTATGGCGGTGCCTGTCTGTTGAACCTGCTGCCTTGTACGCTGCAAGCCAGCCTGAACAGGGCTGTCGTCATACGAGATTCTGAGTTTTGCCTCTGCGACCTGTTCCGCCACTGCTACATCCTCAGTGGCCTAGGTTGCCGGGAAACCTAGGGCATGACTTCAGCCCTCTCAGCACTGGCCAACGCCACTGCAGTGTTCACCCTGCCGACCGTTGGCGTCACCACGGATGCCGTCACCGGAAACGTTCTGCCGGTTGAGGAAACCGCCACCGTGACGCTGTACCTGCGTCAAGGCGGGCCGCAATCCGCTGGCTTGGAGGGCGTGGACACAGACACCATCGTTTGCGAGGGGTATGCCGTCGACCCCCAGGCCCTTGATGCCCGTATCCGTCCTGGCACTCGTGGCACCATCACGATGAGCGGTCGCCAGATGCCGTGCGAGGTGCTGCAGGAGCGCTTCCCCTACGGCACCACCGGCCTGCTCGGGACCACGCTGCAGACAATCCTGGGCGATCGGATCCGGCTGGCGGCATATCTCCATGGCTGAGGTTAGAGCCAGTCTGAGCCTCAAGGGCTGGAATGCAACCCAGCTCAAGCTCAGGGTGCCGATCATCCTGCGCCGTTATGGCGACGTGATGGACAAGCAACTGAAAGAGGAGATTCAGACGGTCCAGTTCCCGTGGACCGACAGGAAAACGCAGCGCCGCAATGGCACGGTCGTCGGTAGCCCTCGGGACATCGTGGACCTCGGCGGCTTCCTGCGGTCTCAGCGGCGGGAGTATCCGTCCGCCACGCAGCTGATGTTCACTTGGGACGCCAAGAGCGACAAGGGTTTCATGTACGCCGGCCTCATCTTGACCGGCTACACCACCAAGCGGGGCACTGTCGTGCCGGGCCGGAACTGGATCAAACCAGCCCTCGACAAGCACCCGCTCAATGGCTTCTTCATCCGCGAGTGGCGGAAGCTCAGCGGCCAGGGCCTCTAGCCTCACGCCACCGTGGCCACCGTCAGCACCGGCGCGGTGTCGCCAGCACCCACCACCGCAGCGTCGGTCATGGTCAGCACGTCGCCCACCTTGTAGCCCTCGCCAGATGCGACAACCGTCACGGTCTGAATGACGCCCGAACCGTTGACCGTGATGGTGGCCGTGCCGTTCTTGCCGCTGCCGTTGCCCTGTGCCGGGGTCGTGCTCACCAGGGCCACGCCAGTGCCAGCCGTCAGGCCATTGCCGCCGCTGGTAATGGTCAGCGTCGCCAGGCCGTCACCCTGCTGGTAGTTCTTGGGTGCCCCGTAGCCGGCCAAATCAAACGTGCAGGTGGCAATGTTGCCTGCCTCCAGGCTCTCGCTCCAGTTCGACACGAACGCCACGCCCGCATCCACCTGCGGGTCGGTGTTGGTGCTACCCACCAGCGGGAGCTCGCGATACCACTGCACCGCCACGTTGTTGGCCGAGGTCTGAGCAGCTCGCTTGAGGATCTTGTATCCGTCTGAGGTCGGATCCAGGTTCAGCGCACAGCTCAGGGTATAGCTGTTGCCGGTGACGATGCTTGACTTGAAGCCGAAGTCGGTTGAGTAGTCCAGCACGTCCTGCGTGTCGGAACTGACCGAGATCGAGGCATTGGTCAGGCTCAGGATCTCCGTCATCGTGCTGGCCGATGTCGGAGCACTGGAAGCGGTGGTGCCGAGCTTGACCCAGAACCTGAGATCAAGCGCCGCGAAATAGGTTCCGGCCATGAGAGGGCTGATGTTGTGCCCTAGGTTTCCGAGGCCTCCAGCACCTCCATCGGCGTCATCCGTGGGCACACGTGCAGATCAAAGCCCATCGTGTCGTGGGCCATGCCGCTGGTGGCCACCAGGCAGTCGCGCAGATCGTCGGCGCTGATGGAAAGCTCCTGCATCACCGCCTCAGCTGCCCAGCCGATGTCCAGCAGCTTCCGTGCCCTTAGCCCCAGCTCCCGTGCGCGGTGCGTGGCGCCGATGCTCCAGTTGTGGCTGCGCAGGTAGTGCAGCACCTCACCCTGCGCGAATCTCCAATAGATCGTGCTCAGCTTCCCCTTCTCGGGATCCCAGGCCCGGCAGGCCTTCAGAAAGGCGAAGTCGCAGCAGCTGTTCACGTCCTCCCGCGCCAGACAGTGCCCGTATTGCTGGCTCAGCCGGTGGGCGAACTTGCGCACCAGGCCGATGTTCTGCGCATACATCCGTCCGAACCGGCGCCGCTCTTCCCGGCTCAGCGGGTCCGCAAGATGCGGCTTGGGCTTCGCAGCCTCAGGCTCTCCGAATAGCAGCAGCTGGAGAGCGGCAGGCACGGCATCAGCTGCGGACGACCCTTACGTTACCGGTCCCCACCGGAACCGACGTACACAAACAGCCAAGCGTCTGCCGCAGGCTCGGGACCACGTTCAGCGCATTGCGGCTGCTAGGCACCGCACCATCGCGGAAGTCGACCGCGATCACGTCCACCCGCGCGCTCTTTAGGCTGGCGTTCGGGATCCCAGGGATCAGCTCGGCATTGCCCGGTCCGGTGGTGGTCAGCAGCGTCGGCGTGGCCAGCAGGGCCTCGGCCAGATCAAAGCACGCCTGCTTGATCGGATCCGGGATCACGGTGCTGCTGTAGCTCCACTCACCGCATTCGGCATCCGTCCGGGGCCAGTCCAGCGCCTGCGTGGTGGAGGCCCGGCTGCCGATCCAGTCCAGTTGATCAAGGTACCGGGTCGCCATGATCAGCGCCCGGCCCTTGTTGTCGGTGGTGGCCGAGCTCCATGCCAACGTGCCGAGGTACACGTTGGCCAGATCATCCGCCTGCGCCACCGTGAGATAGCTATTGGCGCTGCTGGACCCTGCGGTAGCGGTGACGGTAACAGTCATGCCTCAGGTTGCCTTGGGAGCCTGCCAACGCTTAACGGCCTGATCAAAGCTCACTTTGCCGTCAATCAGATCCTGACCCAGCCGCTTGCCGAAGATCGCCTGTGCGGTCTCGGGGTTCTGCTTGACCCAGGTCTTGGCTGCCACCTTGAAGCTGAGCGCTTCCTCCGGCCCGTCGCCATCGGCGGGACGCTTGGGCGGCACCTTCTGCCCGCTTGGGTTGGTCATGTCCTGGTTGCGCCATTTCCACGGGACCAGATAGCAGCGGCAGTTATGGGTTAGAATCCCACCAGCAAAGTAGGCGCCGCTAAGGGTGCTGAAGTCGTAAACAGGAACTTCATGCCGCGCCTCGATCTGGACGCTGACTACATCGTCAAGGCCTATGCCGATGGCGTCAGCGCGAACAAGCTCGCGCAACAACTGGGCGTCAGCGGAAAAGCAGTCCGCAACTGCCTGATCCGCTCTGGCGTCATGCTTCGCGCCAAGCCCGACCCCAGCGCCGATGAGGTGGCCAGCC